CAAGACGGTGCCACTTGAGGAGCACAAGTGCCATGATCCCACGAAGAATCGCTCCATTTCCGAGTTTTAAGGTCTTAATCTCAGCACCTACAACGCCTTCATGTTGTAACTTGACCTTCTCGGCGAGTTGACTTACTATTTCGGTGACCAGCAGTATGGAGACTACTCATACGATCACCGTCCTAAGGCGCTTAAGAAGTCAACTCTTACAATCTACGACAGCGCAAACCATCTATCTTTCATGTCCATGCCGGATGGTTGCTGTGTTATGCATGGCATTCTACATGCCACAGGCCTTGCCTACCGGCCCGACTTCCGAGGCTTAGTCGTTGATCTCGTCGCCATGTTAAACGACTATTCTTTGAGAATTAAAGGCTCGTGAGGTGGTGGCCTCAACGTTAACGAGGCTCAGATCCTCGCTCATAAGTTCGGGGTTAAGCTGTATACCACGAGCTAATTCTACGCAACCTGTTCCTCCCACTCTCTGAAAGACCTCTGTCTCCAAGGCGCTTTCGAAACTCATTATTCACTCATTGTGTCAGAAGCTCACACTTGGGTCGTTTTTGTTAGGAGGAACTAACGCACAGCATATCGCAATAGCGATTTCCTCAAAGACCTCGTGGCAGCATACTATAATCACATCGAAGAGGTCGAGGATGAGAAACAAAGCGAAGAGCGAACGACTGTATACAAGTAGATATTACAGTCCGTCTTCGTCGGCTTGGATGAGACGCGTGATCTAGTTACTATTACTAGATTAACCAAGCCAGTTAAGAGGGCTCCTAAGACCAAAGACACCCTCGTATAAAAAGAACTCACTGCGAAATAGATTGCGGCTCGCTAGTATTACTTGAAGGTGGTCCCCAGGCATGCTTATGAAAGCTATCCACCCAACACAGCTTGCAGCGAATGCCACGCTCTTTTCTTTGCTCAATTGGTGGTTGAGTTCAAATTGAAACAGAAGGATAAGGAATACCCTCACTATCAACATAAGGATCTCATTTGTTGTCAGGCTTCTTACCCTTTATACGCCTCGTTGACGCCAGCTTTATATCCGGGGTTATTTAAGAAGAAGAAGACAAAACTTGAGGAACCTATTGAGATAGAAAATAGCGTAGTTTGGCACTACAAGGATGCACTCATTAGAGGATCGCGCCAACACGCCACTATCCTTCAAAACTTTTCCAGGGATCACACACAAATTGCTAGTGGTGAAATCCTTAAGGAACAGCTTGATCTGGAGCACATGTAAGAGGTCACAGCCTTCCAAACATTCGAGAACTCAGGGAAGACTGGCCGATTCTGTGAATCAGACGGGGTGGTCCGTAGGAGACTCATCCACAACCGAGCTTTACACGACCTTAACACCGAGCTCGTTGTGACCCTGCATTCAGAAAGGGCACCCACTCTATACAACTCCACGCACAGTGAGTAGCACTGCCCCAATTTTGTTGTTAAGAGTGGTTAGAATGGCTTAATATCCATCGTGCCATCGCAAAAGGGCACCGCCTTTCCTGCCCCTGCACTACATTTCCTCAACTTGTATCAGATACCAGTTAATACGAATCTGAACAAGGACACCTGGAATGGCTCCTCGCATGGTTTTCTTCGTTATGTTCAAAACCATTGCCAAGCTCAATGCATCGCGCGTTTCTTCAAGAATTTGTAAAGAACTGTCCGACAGGATGCGTTGATGCTATATCGTAATGGCCCATAAGTCCCACCGCCTGCCGCAAACCCGGGGTAGGGGCGTTAACGATATCAACCCGAGGTTGTTACCCCATAGGATAGCGTCTTCTTAGTTGATCGCAACCTTATGAGGAACAATAACAACACTCGTTGGTTCCTTTTAACCCGATAAGCCAAGGTCGTTGAGTTGGTTGACGTTGGCAGCAAATTCGTGTCGCTTGTGAGCACACTTTAAAAATGCTTACCTTAATACAAGCTGCCGAAGTTACATTCACGAGAGGAATTTTATCGGGAGATTGGTTTTAATCCCAATCAACGAAGAGATCAGAACATTGATGAATTTATTCGCATTTGTTCTTTTATCCGCGATGGTAGATATGAAATCGATGGTGATCTCTTTCTTACTGCTTCCAGAGCGTGCGACGCGATACTCCAGAATCCCAGATACTCTGGTTGCGATAAGCTAATCGAAGACACGAAACGTGTACAGAATTCGATTAGTGAACCAACTCATTTTTACCCCATTGTGATGCATGCTGTTCGCCCGGATAATAATGCATACGACGAATAGTACTGGATTGAATCTGGTCGTCGGGATCAACAATACGAGTTTCACGAACCTAGTATGATAGTAATCTATCACAAATCGAAACTCTAAGATGTTAGAACCGGCTTAAGACACAACCATGCTATTTTCGCAATGCGCGCGCAGATCAATGGAGTAGCCACAGCCGTAAACTGGTACGAGCTTTCTGACGTCCTCTAGTGTTTCACCGCTGATCTCGATTACGCCCACAGAGTCTTGGGTTTCTTTAAACACGGTGGCATCTAGGGTCATTTTGATCATTCGTCCCTGTATTACCAGTTCTGTTCCCCCGTTTAGGATGCAATACAGTGGATGGTATACGCACGTGAGTTCGTTAATGGGTAAGTCGTCGACCGCCATATCAATCTGAAGGTCTTTAAGCTTTTGCGAACTCTAGTAGCGATTTATCGTCAAGAAGATTTCACCCGTCATTATTTCTTCTTCGACAGTCATTACTATTTTGACGCTGGTTATACTCCGGACATCATGAGGGGTTAAATCATGCACGATACCGAATTCGACTAGGTTTATACTACAGGCGGTCTTTTTGAGAACCAACCTGGTCGGTATGTTCTGCCTTTGGGTGAAGGCGAATACATTGTCACACCTTCAATTCGCACCAGACAATGTAAGGACTTCGGTCTAGTTCCAGCTCAACTTGCTATGAAAACGCGTTCTGCTGGTAACGTTTACGCACACTAGATCATTGATTACGCTGATGCAGCGTATATGTACCACACTGGTTGGTATACGCTCTTCTATGACGTGTGCTCAATAGAGGCCTTCAAGAATAAGCGCAAAGTAGTATACACTGCCGCTGCCTCTATGCCTGATATGCAGGCCGCTTTCATCTCGGGTTACCTTAAAGCTGTGCACAAAGACAACCCCGGGACGAAGGCTTCTACTATCCTCACGTAGATCGCCAACGACTACAATCAATCTCCAATCAGTGATTTAGAATTCCGGAACATTATGGAGAAGATTGTTCTAGCGTGTTACTAGAGGAATCAACTATAAGATGGGCGGGCGTCTCTCAGATAATTCGTCGCCGTCGACAACAACCCACCCACTTTCACTATCCGCACTATCTCGTCGGATACTTCGTACAACTTTAAGTTGTCACGCTTGTAGAGAATGGAAGCGATTTACCTCGCGTTTTAGTTCGCGTTTTTAGCATGCCTCTACACGGCTTGGCACTTGGTGGACGAGGATCTTAGCGATAGTGGCTCCACTTGGTGGTTGGTGATAACACCCTTACACCCAATGTGGATTCCTTTCTTAGGTGGATTCATTTATAATCGGTATGGTTTTATGACAGCTCAACTCATTTCCATAATATCCATACTTGTTCCCAGATGGATATTCCACCTAATCGACTTGTTCAACGACTTTGGAGCGGTCGATATTTTATTACTGACTTTTACTTTGATACTCATTTACCTCACGTGCGGGCGTAAGTCATACGGAGTTTCGAGGGTTTACTACCAGATAGACCAAGGGAACTAGAGCCAGATCTACAATAAGATCGAAGCCCTACACTATTATGAGTAGTAAGACTCGAATTCTAGGATCATTAACATCCGTGAGGCCATGCGAGATGCATAATATATCGATGACGACGGTATAGTGCCCAATGAGTATCATCCAGAGAATCTTATTAGAGGGAAAGAGAAGAGAGACGAAGAGGCGGTACACCCACTTAACAAGATTTTCTTTGGTTATGAGAGAGACTGGGTTGCAGAGAATCCAACTTAACAAAAACATAAGCAACCGTTTTTAAACGCTACTGGCGCAGTCCTCCAATGCAAGCAGTACTATTTTGTGAAACCTCCACAAACTGAGGACACTTAAGTATCCCCAATCATGGACATCTTAGGTGTTAATTAGAAGCATCTAGAGGTTTTACTAAAGTATGCTAAGGATAACTAAGACATGGTTATCCATAAGAAGACAAACACCCTCTAACCCATGCTTTCAAATATGCACACCGTTGCATAGAGTGGTGTCGACTTAGTCTAATAAGGCAGATTTTGTTAGCAGGCCTTATCAGACGAATTAGGAGCCTATGAGTTTCACAAAGACTCAGTCGCCAACGTCGCCATGGCAATGCGGCGGTTCCTTAACAACAGCTGCTAACCGCAAGAAACTTGATAATTTCGTATCTTTGCCCACCAATACATCTCCAAGCTCGCCAAGTTCATGCTCGAAAATTTACCTGAGCCCACTTCGTTTATGGACTACCCGGTTAGAGCTTTCGCTGCGGATAAAGGCAAGATGCGGAAATATCAGAAGCTCATCCCGCAGTGCCTTCGTGATGGCGACTTTTCCAAGACCTGTTATTCGACATTCGTCAAGACCGGTGAAGTCTTCCAGCACACGATGAAACCAGAAGGTTTCTTCGTACATAAAGACTGCCCTGATCGACCTCGCAATATAAACGGTCCCGCTGATCACGGGTATGTCATCCACGCTGCGGTTCAAGCACAACTTTTTGAAACAATCAAAAAGTTCGAACCAGCTTTCATCTAAGCGATGACCACCGAGTAGATGTGCCAGAGATTCCTACCTTATGGGAAGAACACGATGGCCGTCAGCTAAGATGGTAGCGCTTGGGAATCAAGCTAGTTCGGTGAGCTCAAGGACTGTGTTGAAGGTGAGCTTTTCCGCCAGCTACGTCCTTGGTTTGTCAAACTTTTTTC